GTGTAATCGGAATAAAATTTCCATTGCCATCTACGTATTCGACAAATTGGACAACAACTACATTTCAGTCTATTATGTCGATGAATTTACAAGGTACATCAAATTATGGTTATATGAATTATATAATTGGTATTCAAGATAATACTGCGCTTTTAAAAATTGCGTTTAATGTTCCCACTGCTTATAGTAATTTAATTTGTGATTGTAGTTATATAACCCCAAATATTATTGGTGGTACGATAATAGGACCCATAGTATCATTAGTTTCAAATATATGGGCGCAGAATGTGGTTGCTTTTATTACATCAACTCAATTGTTTGTTAGTAATGACACAGGAAATAATTTTTATTATATTGATGATACACCAGATTCAAATTATTCAAATTATTCATCTTTAGCAATAACAATTGCTGAATGTGATGATCCAACAAGTAATCAAACTCCAAATAGTATTATTTTTTTAGGTACAACAAATGGCTCTGTATATCAAATTACACTTTAACTATACCGATTGCTCATCCAGTGATGACAAGTAATACTGATCGCACTATAGAATTCAAGAAATGGTTTTCGTAAATAAATAATATTTTTAGATAGATATGTATATATATAAAAATATATGAGTTTTATACAATCAATACTTCAAATTCAATGGCAACAAAATAATCCAGGAACTGATTACTTTGCTGGTGGGGGAGGAGGAATTTATTATCAACAAACTGATTTAACTGTAAATTCTTTACTAGCAACAAACAATGCTTTACTCGTTGGAGCCTATTTTAATAATAGTAGCACTAGTGATTATTATTTTACACTGATTAATATTAGCGATATAAGTGGAATCAGTGGAGGCGGTGGAGGTAGTAGCAGCGGTACTAGCGGTGGAGGTGGAGGTAATTATGGTGGAGGTAGTTATGGTGGTTATGGTGGTTATGGTGTATATTTTAATATACCTTGGACTAGTAGTGTAATAGGTAATTATCCGGTTGTTTATGTTACTTCATCTTCAACTTTAGAATATGTGTATATTAATTTCCCAGATACTTATGAAGCGAATCAATATTCTTCATATAATACCAATATAACAAGTTTAACTTTTGATCCTCTTACCGGAAATTGTGGGACCAATAATGCGGCAATAGATTTGTGTGGAAATCTAATTTGTTTTAATACCATTTGTATTAATAATACTATTGATAGCCAGGCATTTATGTCATACGCTATAGGCGGTGAATCAACTAGTACTAATCAATCGAATATCTATTTTTGTAATACTTTACCATTTTCCACAACATTCACTAAGGGTGATCCAGGCATACCTATCCAGCAGAATGGAAAAAATGGAGTATATGGAGTATATGGAGTATATGGAATCTCTAATTTTAATTTAGTTTCATCATCATGGCAAAATATAACAAATTATGTTGTAAATTGTTCCCCAAGCACTTCTTTCACTTATTTCGTAACTTCACCAACATTAGATAATTCGGAGTATCCAAATTTTACGTCTATTACAACAACACAGAGTGGAACTATGATCGTCGTTTCAGCAAATGATGATACATATGGAGGAATTTATTGTTTACAAAACAATGGTGGAGATGAATTTACTCCTAATACTCAAAGCAGCCGGAGCGGTAATTGGCAAATGAATGGTGTAATTGGTATACAATTTCCATTGTCATCTACGTATTCAACAAATTGGACAACAACTACATTTCAGTCTATTACGTCAACTACTTTACAAACTACATTAAATTATGGTTATATGAATTATATAATTGGTATTCAAGATAATACTACGCTTTTAAAAATTGCGTTTAATGTTCCCACTGCTTATAGTAATTTAATTTGTGATTGTAGTTATATAACCCCAAATATTATTGATCCTTGGGATCCATCGAATAATGATTTTCAAATAGCGGGACCCATAGTATCGTTAGTTTCAAATATGGATGCGCAGAATGTAGTTGTTTTTATTACACAAACTCAATTTTTTGTTAGTAATGACACAGGGAACAATTTTTATTATATTGATTTATCATTTGTATCTTCAGATAATGGAGTATATTATTCATCTGTAGCAATAACGGGTTCTTCAACTACTAGTGGATCTTCAACTGATGTGTCGGGGAATAATTCAACTGATGTGTCGGGGAATAATTCAACTACTTATCAAGTTAGTCTCTTCTTAGGTACAACGAATGGTTCTGTCTATCAATTGGTAACTGATTTAAGTGGCAATATTCCTCCACCATCGATCTCACAGAGAGAATTTCGTTTTCTGCAAGGGTTAATGAAATTTATACTTCAATACAGAAAAACAATGCAAACAATAGAATCAACAAGTGATTATATAACAGATAATCCCAACGCATGGAGGTGGTTACTAATAGGCCCAATTGTTATAAATATACTACATTTATATGCTCTAAAAAGAACGTATCGAGCCATATTTTCGTTAATATGCGAAGGTTTTTTATATATGGATTCTTTGTTGTTAACAGCAACTGGGGGTGCGTTTTCATTTGGTAAATCTTTTGCAATTATTTCAAAATATATAAATTTACTCGTAAACCCAATAGGAGAAGGAATTACAAAATTAGGAAGTTACCTTTTTGAATTGTTAAAAATGATCTGTAAATCGGTGGGGATCGGTTATGAAGCACTAGAGGTAGCTGATCCTTTTTTAGAAGATGAAACATCAAGAGACGCATTCGATCTTGGAAAAGGCGGACACGAAGGTATGAACATAGAAAGTGAAGTTGATTCTTTAAAAGGAAGGGGTGGTACAACTACTCGAGAAGGGTTTGATGCAGACGCTGAAGCACGAGAAGATTTAATACATTCGATGACTAAAAATGCTATATACATAGCTGAAGTATGGAAGGGAGTAATGAAAATTACAATACCATTACAAACAGGTTGGCATGTAGAATATATTGAAATGAATGAAGACATTGGTTTATTTCCAGGTAAAGCAGCTACTGGTACTTTTAGATTCAAAGCCGATGTCGAAGTATATGATATTAAATACATTAAACAATTATTTAATACTGCTTCTACTGCAATTGAAGGATATGTTAAAAGTTTACAAGACAAATTATCTAATAATGAAATTAATAGTAGTAATCCAAATGCGGAAAGAGAATATCAGGCTATTAAATACATTCAAATGATTAATACAACAATATTGTTGATATTGATAATATTTTTGCTTTTTACTAATAAGTTTTTATATATTTCCAACGCTTGGAAAAGAATGAGAGGCCAACCAGCAAATAAAACAACCAAGGAAGAGATTCGTATGAAAATATTTGGATTTATATCTACAAACATTGAATATATATTAATTATTTGGGGAGTTTTGTATTTAATCTGTGCGATTCTTTTTTATACAGCAAATCTCGAAAATGGATGGTATGTAGGTGCTATCAGGAACGAATTATTAAATAGTGATGATCCTCAATATATTCAAGTACACTGGGAAACATTTTTCACAGATTTAGCATGGGAATATCAAGAAATTTATAAAGGAATTTCGTATGTTTTTGAAGAGCTATTCCATTCAATATTTGGAGATAATTCAAGAATTCAAACAGCAAAAGAGAATTTACAAGATGATGTACAAAATTTTCAAAGCGGTGGAGGTTTTACCGATATAAGCGGTGTAAGTTGAGGTGGAAGTTATACCGATGGAGGTGGAGGTAATTATTAAATTTCATTGGTTACAAAAAATAAAAATATTATATTTATACAAATTAAATGAGTACTACAACAACAACAACAACAAGTTATAATTATGATATTTCTTGTATTGAAATGAATTCTTTCACTAATATTCCAAACAGTGAAACTATTGTTGAAATAACACATATTGCTTCTAGTCAAACCGGAGATTATATATATTGTTGTGCTACCGTTAATGATAGTAGTGATAACAATAGTGGTGGATATATATTTTTTTATGATTTATCTTATCAAACTTGGGCACCTATTTATGATATGTCAGGACCTATACCTTTTAGCTGTATTACAACAAATGACACTGGGAATGTTGTTTTAGCTGGTACCAATAATTATTTTGATAATTATTATGGAAATTTTTGTAGTTACATATATGGTAGTTTGAATTATGGTGTATACTTTGGTTTTAATATTCAATGTTTGAGTGATAATAATTATAATTCAGATTATAATATAGTCGATGTAACTACTTCTGGATTACTTTCGAATAATTCATACAATATTCTGTATATTACAAATTTTGAGTGTTGCATTTATAATATATCTGGTGGTACATCGAATACGGGTATTGACAAAGCAGGGATTATAAATACAAATAACATTAAAAACTCCACAAGCACAACCCGTTATTTTACAGGTATTTCAATAGTAAATAGTGGTATATATTTTGCTTTATCTTCAAGTAATTCTAGTGCTGCTAGTAGTGATACTACTCCTCCTAGTGCTTATATAGCTGGTATCTATATATTTTATATTAACCCATCTGATTTAGGTACAACCAATAATTATAGTTGTGTTCAAGTTATAAATAGTGCGGAGTATCCATGTAGTTTATATGTGACATTTACAAGTTACTCAGAGTCGAATAGTAACACATACTATGATTTGACTGTAATATCGAGCAATAATGATTCACAAAATTACCAAGAAGTCATAATGTATCATACAATCGACGCCAGTGAGATCCCTGACTCATCATTTAATAGTAGTACTGATAGCGTACTAGCCATAGATGCTAGTAACCAAGCTATTTTTTATGATGTATGTGAGAATATAATAAATCCTCCAAGTCAATTTTTGGGAATTGAATCAAGTAATTCAGCCGAATTTGAAATAGCTTTTACAAATAATCAAATATTTATAACCAATAATTTTGGGTTAGATTGGTATGAACAACCGATAAATATTTTAAACTCCGATGAAAATTATACTACAATGGCTATAACAAATTATGCTAGTACAGGGTTGTTATATTTTTATTTGGGAACAGACCAGGGAAATATCTGGCAGATATCAACAGACATTAGTGGCGTTGAATTCACACCAACTATAACTGAACCAAGTGGTAATGTTGTCAATGATGTTGAAAATTTTAAAGAAAGAGTTACAGCAAAATATCAAGAACTACAAAACGCACTGACCCCGTCTTTGATGAATTTTTTAATGATTACGCCGTACGTTATGAAATTATTTTTTTTTGTGTCAATGATTATTAGTAAAATACCTGGTGCTGCAGCTGTTGTTACACCAGTGTCAATAGCTATAGAAGTTACTATGCGAGTAATATATATAATTGTAGTATGTTCAGATAAACAGTTAAATGATGTTAGTTTCAATGTACATAAAAGAAATAGCACTTCAACAAAATCTGATTCAAAATTTTTTAAAAGCTTCATTTTGTGGCGCATGGGTATAATAACTACTAGATATAAAATTCGTCAGTGGTTTTCAAAAGAATCAAAAAATATTACACAAGAATTTCTCTATCTTTTATCATCAGGCGAATCGTATAAGGTTTTAATAGATAATTTTATGGAAAAATTAGTAATGAAACTCGTAATATATATTGGGAATTTAATGACAAAAATTACAACTGAATTAAATGAAGATATAAGTAAATTTATAATGAATATTGTTAATAAGATTGAAAATGGTATTGAAAAAGCTATTTAGAACAACCTTGTAAACTAATCAAAAATTTATAAAATTCAATGAATTTTATAAATAAATGAACTATATCTATCCAACTGATTTTGTTAATAACTAGAACATGTAGCACAAAGTCCAGTGCTAGCTGGAGTTGAAGAACCACATATGCTACATGCTGCCCAGTTTATAGGATTAGAACTAAAAGAACCATATGAAGAAGGTGACATAATGTATGCCGGTGTTGACTGTGATGATGTTTGAGTTGATGTCTGTGACGTTGTTTGCAGTGACGACACCATAGTTTCCAATTGTGTCATTAATGTAGGCATTAAATTATTTAATTTCATTGTCAAGTCATCTACAACTGGATCACCTGACGGTGATGCAGTCATTGTAGTAGTTAACTTAGCCATATGTGTTTTTAACATACTTAAAGCAGTTGCTAATTCTCCTTGCCCACTCATAATTATACAATATAAAGATAAAAAAATTTTTTAAATATTGCTAAATAATTTCCCACATATTATAAGTTTTATGAAACATATAAATAAATTATTTACAAATTTTTTTAATTTGTTTACTCTCGTATTTGGAATTAGTATTCTATAAAGATAGTGTTTTTTGTCATTTTTATTAAAATCTATTTTTTCGATATCATAGCTAAAGTAATTATCAAACATTTCAAAATATAATTTTAATTCATTTATAAAATTAGGATTATTTTCTTTACTAAAATCACAATGATCCAAGCCGGTTTCGCAACAATAACCCTCTTTCTGGTAATAATCAAATAGCAGATCTTCTCTCAATGATTCAAAATCCAAGAATGTGTTATGTTCAAGACCTTCAAGACCTTCAAGACCTTCATCGTAATTCTGAATACAAACATCACCACAATAAGAATTGTTGCGATAATCAGGATACTCCAAATAAGGACTCATTAAATAATTAAATAAATCATCAAGATAAAGGTCCATAATTAATTAATATAAACACTTATTTTTATTTTATTTATCGAGTTTTGTATTCAAAGACTTGGTTTGTTTAAGCTTTTTTGGTTTTTCTCCACTTGAAACTAAACCATTCATTAAACGTTCTCTATTTTCTTTATATTCTAAATATTCATGTTCTAATACATTCAGTTCATTTGTCCACATTTGACAAATTGTAGTATTTTTAATATTGGTAAGATCCATCAATTTATTATCTTGTTCTTTTTCTAACTTTTCCACATTTTCTTCTGTAACACTATCCATTGGCATTTTAACTAAATATTTATAATCACTTCCAATAGCGTCATAGTCTTCGCTATCGGCATGGTTATGTTTAATGTTACTTAATTTATCATAACCTTTACTTTCTAACATTTGAATAACTTCATCCCTTTTCTTTTTTCTAAGATCAATTGTTCCTTCTAAATTTTCTCTTATATATTTTACTTTATTTGTCAATAGCAACAAGTCTTTTTCCAATGATTGAATCATATAATCCTTTCTTGTTTGATATAATTTTATTCTGGATTCATAATAATCGTCTATAATCGATTGAACATCTTCATATTTTTTTAACTTGTCTTGCGCATCGAACAAATGCATATTACTAGTTGTATTTGTAGTAAACAATTTCAATAATTTTTCAATACCATTACAATCATAATCTGCTTTACTATTTTCTAATTCGTCTAATTTACCTTTAGCAAAAGTAATAGTAAACTCGATATTCGTATCTTTACTCATATCATCATAATCTTTAACAATAATCGGTTTCTTTTTACCATCTTTATCATTTCCAGGTTCAATCAAATTTTCTAACAATTCTTTGAAATCTTCTGTCCAAAACCCAATCGGTAACTCAGTAACCTTGATTTTATCAACGCCCAATTTCTCATATTTACCTTTTATCAAGAATTTACGTGGTCCATTGCTAGAGTCGGATAAATCCTGGATAGTACCTTTGAAACCTTCATAATATGGAATAAACGCAAATTTCTCATTAGCACTAGAAGTAGTCATTAATTTGGTTTTCAAATATTTAATTATTTCTAAAGGATTATAACACATTACATCAGTACTAAACCCAGTACCGATTCCTTTTGAACCATTTACAAGAACCATTGGAATAATTGGAGCATAAAATAGAGGTTCAACTAACAATCCGTCGTCATTTAAATATTGTAAAATAGAATCGTCCAACATCGGAAATATAGATCGCGTAATTTTATTCAAACATGTAAATATATATCTCTCAGAAGCACTATCTTTTCCACCTTGTAATCTTGTACCAAATTGTCCATTTGGCATGAATAAATTAATATTGTTCGAACCAACAAAATTTTGCGCCATTCCTACGATAGCAGCATTCAAACTGGCTTCACCGTGATGATATCCAGAATGTTCAGAAACGTAACCACTGAATTGGGCTACTTTAATTTCGCTATTCAAGTTCTTTTTAAAAGCAGAATACAATATTTTTCGCAAACTGATTTTCAAACCGTCCATTAAATTGGGAATACTGCGATCACAATCATATTTGGAGAAATGAATAAATTCTTTATTGATAAAATCTTCATATTTAACATTTGATTCACATGTGTCTAGAAATGACTTACGATCATATTTTTCAAGCCATTCCTTTCTATCATCTGCTCGTTTTTTATTGAATACCATGTCTATCGAATCTTCGCTTGTTTTACCATTGAATTCAAATCCAACGATTTTCTTTTTTTCGAAATATTCGCGAAATTCTTTACCTGTACTAGTACCTAAACCTTTATAATATTTTATTTTCCATGATTTAATATCATGTTGATTTTGTTCTTTCCATACTTCATATTCACCTTCATTATAAAACATCAATTCTTTGTCACCCTTTCTTGCTTTCAGAATAGGTGTATTCATAAAACCGATGAATCCAGGCACTTCAACCAAACTAGGCCATTCTGATTGGAATAAATTGATTCCAAGACCTTTAATATGAGATCCATCCAAATCTTGATCGGTCATGAATAATACTTTACCATATCTCAAATTCTTGTGAATTTCTTCCATTGTTTTATATTCTTTGGAAGTTTCTAACCCCAGAATTTTTTTAATTTCTGTTATTTCTTTATTTTCTGATATTTTTTTGGTAGTTTCACCGCGAACATTTAGAATCTTACCTTTCATAGGATAAACGCCTATTATATTACGGTCTTCGGAAGACAATCCAGATATGATACCCGCTTTAGCTGAATCACCTTCACAAAATATAATAACACAGTCTTTCGATTTCTCTGTTCCGGCCCAATTAGCATCCGTTAATTTTGTAATACCGCGAATATTTTTCACTTTAGCACCATCGGTTTTTTTAGCAGCTTTGTTTTCCTTTACTTCGGTCAAAGCGCACGCAGCATCCATAACACCCATTTTCGCGATTTTTTCAATGAATTTATCACTGACCTCACACTTTGAACCGAATTTAGAGGAAGGCGTATTCATGAAATCCTTGGTCTGACTATCAAACGCTGGATTTTCAATATCGCAACGCACAAACAACATCAATTGTTCTTTAATGCTATTCGCATTTACCTTGACCTTTTTCTTTTTTTCTATGTATTCACCCAATTTTTTTGTAATTTGATTTAAAATATATTCAATATGCTTACCTCCTTTTGTTGTATGAATGCCGTTAACAAATGATATTTGTACAAATTCATTGGTTGGAGTTAAAGCGACAGCATACTCCCATCGCTCTCCGTTTTCTTCGTAAACGCGTGGAGTTTCATTTTTATCACCTATGTACAAATCAATGTATTGTTGAAAATTTTTCACAGGAATTAAATTCGAATTGTATTTTACTTTCAAAGTTTTATCTGTAACAGCAGCCACATCATACACTCTTTTTTTCAATAAAGACAGTATATCGGGTGTTAAACCATCGATTCCTAGACGTTTATAATCCGGTTTAAACGTGATTTTTGTATATGGTTTTGTTTTGTATTTTGTTATAATTGGTTTACAAATTTCACTTAAATTGTTCTTGAATTCTTGTGTGTATTTTAATCCACGGATGTGATCAACTGTTTCAATTGCGCCATATGTAGACCAAATAAGAACTAATTTAAACCCAAACCCATTTTTACCACCAACTATTTTTTTTTCTGTTTTGTCGTAATTTGTTGATGTTCTAAGATGTCCGAAAATTAATTCAGGAATCCATGTTTTGTATTCTGGATGTTCAGCAACATCAATACCGTTTCCATCATTTGTCATTGTAATTGTCCCGTCGTCTTGAATAGAAATATCAATATATGTAACTGGCACATAATTTTCAGTTCCATTTGTAATTGCTTGTTTCATTCTGACAACGTGATCACGACAATTGACAATCCCTTCATCGAATAATTTAAACAAACCAGGAATATATTTCATATTTTTTTCAATTATTTTGCTATTTTCATTCAATATCCAAAGGTCAGAATCGACTTCTTCAACGGATCCGATATATGTATCTGGATTGTCCAAAATGTGTTGACGATCTGTTTTTTGTTGATATTTATTGGCTAAATTATTGGTGTCGTTGTTAGAATCCATTTTAAATAAAGTACGTAAGTATAATTTATGTTTTACAAATAAGGATCAAATTTATTTCAATTTTATTTAGTAACAAGACATTCTCACATAAACACCCACCCATATAAAAATCAAGATAAAAATCATATAAAAATAAAATATTGAAGAAAAGTATATGTATTCCTACGTAAATTTGAATCAGAACAATGCTAAAACTCCTGTTAAAAAATATAGACAATTGATAGAATATTCTGCTTTTTACAATTATCAAAATTGTGTTTGTCAGCCCGAAATTTTCAAAAAAACGTCAGCAAATCCAAATAGTTCGAATACTTCACGAAATATGAGAATTTCAAATACGATTCAAACCAATTACGGTGGACGCCCTAAATTTTACAGTTTAGAAAATACTGCTACTAGCCCATTAACATTGAATTATTTAGGACGTTTAGAAGGAATGCCTGGAGGTAGTGGTGGTCCTATAAAAAATAGATTTTAGATTGGTGAAAATTTGAATGGTATACAATGTGATTGATGACCCACCGCGTAAAATCGATTTCATAGTTTACTGTATTTAGAAATATTTTTTTCTCATCTATTTCTATATGCCTGAAATTAAAATTAAGGGAAAAAGTTACAACACCAGAATTGGTTCAAGAGCAGAAGTATGGCACGGTAATGCTTTCAAAACATCGGGTGGTTTGACAAAGACACATTTACTTAAAAACAAGAGTGGACGAATTGTATCAAAAGCAAAACACGAAACAGCAAAAAAGGATAAAAGACTTATTAAAGCCGGTTATGGAACAAAAAAAGGAAAATTCGGTTTTGTTTTGCTAAAACACACCGGTAAACATCACAAAGGTAAACATGGTATGAGTCGTCGTAACAAAATGCGTCGTGGTGGCTCAGGTATTAGTCATTCTTTAAGTCCATCACCATATGATGGCGAAGGTGTTAAAACTTCCGGTAACGCCGTCCAATTTGCTGCTGGTAACGCTGGTTAAAATTTTTATATTATTATAATCAAAATGAATTATTATAATGTTGAATGACAATTTAGTATAATTTTATAGCACTTCTCCTTGTTTGCTTTATTTATAAGAAAATTTAGATATTTTTCATAATCTGAAATATTTAATTTGCTATCAGTGAATATTTACTTGAAGATTCATACGCTATACAGATAAAAATACCCAATGGTGTAAATGTCTATTTATTCGTCAATCCAAACCGTTTCAATGAATTTTTCATAAACGATATACTTGGATAATTTGGAATATAAATATTTTTCAAAATATCGTTTACTAACGATTAAATTATTGGATTGCTGATTACAAAATTTATAATAGTAATTATAAGCGTCGTCAAAAGAAATGAGTGCTAGCGTATGATGATTTTTAATTTGTGTTTTTATATAATCAAATGATGACTCGATTTCTTTATTTTTATCCCAAATATCACATTTTACATTGAGCACATATTTATTTTCAATAATCTCGACATGCGGGAAAAAATGCTTCAATATTTTTAATATATTTTCTTCGTTAATATTACCATTTGATAATAATTTTTCTTCTAATGTGTTACTTGCGTTTTGTCCCCATAATTTAAATAACATACACAATTCATCAATTTCCAACTCATCAAAATTTTCAAGTGGTGTGATGTGATTCACATGATTCTCATGATTCACATTTTCGCAAATAACACGAATTGTTTTTTCCCAAAATTTGATGAAATCGCTCTGAATCGGCAAATATTTACTCGTTAAATTATGAAAACAATCGCAACATTCATCATAATCATAAATATCTTTTAAAATATTTTTCAAATTATTAGAATAAATCATGTTCGGTAAATAATTTACAGATAAAAATTGTTTCCAAATGAAATGTAAGTGTTTCCAATGAATCGTGCTTTCTTTATCGTCAACCTTGTTTAAAAAAAGCGAGCAAAATTGATCAACTATTTCTTGTTGGCTATTTTTCCGTAAATACAGTGTAAAATTTTTCAGTTCTTCATCCGACTTATTCTCTATGAATTTTTCAGAATCTTCATACCTTTTAGAATAGTGTGTAGCAACGCATAATAAATCAATACCTGTTTTTTTTAATTGAGCCTTCCATAGTTCTGGAGAGAAATTTTCGTTTATTTTTAATAATCGATAGTTTTCATAAGAATGATTTTCATGATATTTTGTAACAAAATTATTTGTAGTGTTGGTGTTTGCTATGGATAAATAAGCAATGTTTTCTAATTCTATTAATAATTTTTTCATGTTTTGACTAATAAAAAAAGTAAGATGTTGATTTTTCTTGAAAATGTTGTCACCGATAATTGTTAAAAAATATTTTGCTTGAGTCTTTGTTGAAAATAAAGATGGATAAATTAAATTCAATACATTTTGTATTGTCTCTGATTCAGGAATAGAATTTAACAGGTTTCTCTCTTTGATTAATTTAACAACATTTATTTTTGTTTTATGTTTCCAATCAAGTAGAACTCTTTCTTTGGATATGGAAGATAATAATTTATGAATAATATCATCTTCTTTAACGATTGAATAATTTTTGTCATCATATTCATAAAAAACCCCGTTATTTGGTAGATAATAATATTTATTTTTACTTAAAAATACTTGAACGAAAACTTGCTGTTCATTTGTTAAATAATGAGTTCGATTCATTCGTTTCTCGTGATTAGCTAGTTCATTTTTAAGAGTATTTGGTAAATAATTGACAATTTGTGTATGTATTCTTTGTAACATGTAATCGTTGGTTTCATAATTTTGAAATAATGTGTGAATCACTTGTATACATTCATCTTTTTTTGTTATTGTTTCGGCCTCCATATGGAAAAATGACTCTATATGTTTTTATATTTTTATATGTATAATAATATATAGTAAATGAAAATAAATTTAAAATATCTGCCAAAAAGATTGACATTGAAGGATAAGAAAAAACAAATGAATATGTTGATGAAATCTAGGAAAATGTATAAAAAGGGGAGATATTATACGCGAAAACCCGTAAAATCATATGTATCTAAAAAATCGAATCATATAGAAAATGCTAAAAAAATATATCATATAGACAGAATACTACCCGATAATAAGCTAGCTAAAGTAACTGGATGTTCAATAAAAGCATTGTCAGAAATTGTGCGAAAAGGTGAGGGTGCTTATTATTCGTCTGGATCTCGTCCAAATCAAACATCACAATCGTGGGGAATTGCTAGATTAGCTAGCGCTATTAGTAGCGGCAAAGCAGCAGCAGTTGATTTCAATATTTTGGAAAAAGGTTGTCAACCAAATAGTAAAGCATTGACGCTTGCTAAACGCGCAAAACGTAAATATGGATACGGGACACGTCGCGCGCCAAAAATAACGGTGTAATTGTTTTTAGTACGTTTATTTTGTCAAATGGAGTTTTTATGTAAAGATATAATAAAAATGAAATTGAAAGTTTCATCCAAATTTATAATTTTAGGAATTTATTTTGTATTTGTTATTTTGTTGGTATACATATTAGTAAAATATTTAGGACAAAATATCAGTAATGATACAGTTAAATGTAATATGAAATTTGGGTTATGTCCGGCTGCGAAATGTATTCCAACTCCTTATGATGAAAATAAAGCGTATTGTTGGTGTGATGTTGTCTCTGGAACAAATTATAGCGTTGGAAATAATGATTGTGAAAAGATTAAACCGTATACTTTAGGAAAAGATCAAGAAATTATTTTTTCTGATTTTAGTCCTGTTATTAGCAAAATGGGATATCATGTAACGAATTGTCCTCCAGAAGCAGTTAATTTGAATTGTATGAATAAAATTTGCTCTGTTGATCCAAATAATCCTTCAAAAGCTGTTTGTATTTGCGATAAATTAGACAATAAAGGTCTTGATTGGGTTACTTATAATAAAAATGGAGAACCTAAAACATGTAATTACCAATCAGGCGCATCTATGCAAAGCTATTTAAATTTAAAAACATTTATTAAGCAAAACGCATAATTCGTTTTCTATATTTTTCGCATATATTGGAATTTTTGTAGTTAGATAATTTTTCAAGTGCGTAAATTTTATTTATAAATAATAAAAAGAATTTTAAGTATTTAAAGATTATGTTGAAAATTAATGAAAATGACAAGCTTTGTAGATAAAAAATCGTTTACAGAAAGTAATGTATTAACAATAAAAACAGTTCAAATTGCACCTTTTAGGACTTTAATGACAGCATTGAAAGATATATTATTAGAAACAAATATTACATTTCAACCGGATGGCATTCGTGTAATTAATATGGATAAATCACATACAATATTAGCCCATTTGTATTTACCTTCTCAGAATTTTGAATTTTATGAATGTAAGAAGAGTAAAATAGTTATTGGAGTGAATATGTTTCATTTATTTAAATTAATTAATTCTATTGATAATGATGATACATTAACAATTTATATTGAAAATTCTGATTATGTTGATGGAATTGTATCACATCTAGCATTAAAATTTGAAAATGGAGAAATTAAACAATGTAAAACTCAAAAATTGAGATTGATTGAACCAGAACCAGAAGAATTAGAATATCCAGATGTGAAATTTTCATCGATTATTAATTTACCTTCGACTGATTTTCAAAAAATAATAAGGGATTTATCATGTATTTCTGAAAAATTAGAAATTAAATCGGTAGGGAACGAGTTGATATTTAAATGTTCTGGACAATTTGCTTCTGCTGAAATTCATCGAGCGGAGTCGGATGGAAGTATGGGGTTTGTCTTGAAACAAGATTCTTGTAAAATAATACAAGGTGAATTTTCTTTGAAAAATTTAGGATATTTCATTAAGTGTACAAATCTTTGTAATCAAATAGAAATGTATTTAGAAAATGATTTGCCTTTAGTAGTGAAGTATGATGTTGCTAGTTTAGGTAGTGTAAAATTATGTTTAGCGCCACTTCCTTCATCATAATTTTGTTTTATTGTAATATATATTTAGAATTAAATTATATTTTAAATATATAAAATATATGATTCCAGTGAATAATTCATCATATTATCGAGATTACAATGGATTATATAGTTCTAGAAAATGTTGTAATCAAATACCGGGTCCTCCAGGTCCTGCTGGTCCCATTGGATTACAAGGGCCTCAGGGACCTCAAGGACCTCAAGGATCCACAGGTTATACCGGCTATACAGGTCCAATTGGCCAAAAGAGTACAGTACCTGGTCCTGTTGGAGATACAGGACCAATGGGGTTGGATGGTGTAACAGGACCGACTGGATCACCTGGCTCTTCGAGTACAGTAACAGGTCCAACTGGTTCTTCCAGCACAGTAACAGGTCCAACTGGTCCAACTGGTTATACTGGTTATACCGGTGCTAGTGTCACTGGTCCAACTGGATCACCGGGTTCTTCCAGCACAGTAACAGGACCAACTGGTTATACTGGTTATACCGGTGCTAGTGTAACAGGACCAACTGGATCACCGGGTTCTTCCAGCACAGTAACAGGACCAACTGGTTTTACAGGTTATACAGGTCCAAGTGTAACAGGACCAACTGGATCACCGGGTTCTTCCAGCACAGTAACAGGACCAACTGGTTATACTGGTTATACCGGTCCTAGTGTAACAGGACCAACTGGGTTTACAGGAGCAAGTGTGACAGGTCCAACTGGGTTTACTGGTCCAAGTGTAACAGGTCCGACTGGGTTTACTGGTCCTAGTGTAACAGGTCCAACTGGGTTTACTGGTCCTAGTGTAACAGGTCCGACTGGGTTTACTGGAGCAAGTGTAACAGGACCAACTGGGTTTACTGGTCCTAGTGTAACAGGTCCAACTGGATTTACTGGTCCTAGTGTAACAGGTCCAACTGGGTTTACTGGTCCTAGTGTAACAGGTCCAACTGGATTTACTGGTCCTAGTGTAACAGGTCCAACTGGATTTACTGGTCCTAGTGTAACAGGTCCAACTGGGTTTACTGGTGCTTCTAGTACTGTTACAGGACCAACCGGTTTTACTGGACCAAGTATTACAGGACCAACTGGGTTTACAGGAGCAAGTGTGACAGGTCCAACTGGGTTTACTGGTCCTAGTATAACAGGTCCGACTGGGTTTACTGGACCTAGTGTAACAGGACCAACTGGGTTTACTGGTCCTAGTATAACAGGTCCGACTGGGTTTACTGGACCAAGTGTAACAGGACCAACTGGATTTACAGGAGCAAGTGTGACAGGTCCAACTGGGTTTACAGGAGCAAGTGTGACAGGTCCAACTGGGTTTACAGGAGCAAGTGTAACAGGACCAACTGGGTTTACTGGTCCTAGTGTAACAGGTCCGACTGGGTTTACAGGAGCAAGTGTGACAGGTCCAACTGGGTTTACAGGAGCAAGTGTAACAGGACCAACTGGGTTTACTGGTCCAAGTGTAACAGGACCAACTGGGTTTACAGGAGCAAGTGTAACAGGACCAACTGGGTTTACTGGACCAAGTGTAACAGGACCAACTGGGTTTACTGGACCAAGTGTAACAGGACCAACTGGGTTTACAGGAGCAAGTGTGACAGGTCCAACAGGTTATACTGGTCCAACTGGATACACTGGACCAACTGGGTTTACTGGATCTAATGGTCTTACAGGTCCAACTGGGTTTACTGGATCTAATGGTCTTACAGGTCCAACTGGTTTTACCGGATCAAGTGTAACTGGTCCAACTGGTTCTTCTCTTCCAATCCTAGGATCTAACACAGGTTCCATTGTTTTAACCAATCCATCTAACACGAATCAAATATATTATAGCAATGCTTTACAAGTATTACAAAATAACACTCTCGAAATAAGTGGTAATGTTTTACCAAGTGTAAATAATACATACACATTGGGTGCTACCGGAGGAGCAGGTGGTACTAATAGATATATATGGAGTAATATTTACGCAAATAACGTAGATGTTTCTAATAATGTATATTGTAGTACATTATTCCAAAGATCAGATTATCGTATCAAAGATAATGTACAAAAACTAGACGATACGTTTACAGTAAAGTATTTGAATCCGGTTAGTTACACAAATACTCGCACAAATAATAAAGATATTGGTTTAATCGCACACGAATTACAAGAACATTATCCCGAACTAGTGAAAGGAGACAAAGATGGTGAATCATTGCAAACCGTCAATTATGTTGGGTTAATACCAATTCTCATCAAAGAAATTCAAGATATTCGAAGTGAATTGAATGAACTTAAAAATGAAGTTAAGAAAATAACATAAATTACACTATTCAAAAATTATTATATAAAAATAATTAACATTTATTATTAAAAATATAATAAATGTTACAAACATTTCCCACCATTGTCACATCCATTTATAACATTCGAAAAATGGAAAATAATGAAACAAATACAAGAAATATCACGAAATATTTGGAATTGGCGAATGACTTTATTTTGAGCCTCCCATATCCGCTTATTATTTTTACAGATGACAACGACAACGACAACTATATTGTTGATTTTTTAAATGATAAGAGAACGAAATTCAAAGAAATAACGTCAATCAATAAAATAGCAATTGAAAATACGGAATATTATCACCACTTAGATAAATTAAAAGAACTTCATAGTGATTACATCATATATAATTTAGACAATAACAAAGACACCCCTTTATACATAACATTAACAAACAACAAATTCTATTTTCTAGAAACAGCAATAAAAATGAATCCTTTTCAAAGTAGTCATTTTATCTGGATGGATTTTGGTATTAATCACTGCGCACGAAATTGTGAAAAAATTCATGAATGGATTATTGCTGTTCCTGATAAAATAAAACAATTATGTATTAATCCATTTTTAGAAAACATAGATAATTACAAAACGTTTTTCCAATATGTATACCATCATTTAGCTTCTGGTGTATTTTCTGGTTCAAGTGAAAATATGCTGAAATATTGCGAATTATTCAAAGAAAAAATACAACACACTTATAACGAAGGATGGTTTCAATTAGAAGAAGCCGTTATGACAATAATTCACAGAGAAAATCCCGAATTATTTGACCTATATTATGGTGATTACAGTGGTATAATATCAAATTATCTCACTCCAATACATAATATCGATTTAATAATTGATCACATCATTCCGAAAACAATTGCTTATCAAAAACAAAAGATGACATATGATATATTGATTTACATGTTGGATTATTTTAGACAAAATGAGGATTCTTGTTATATCTACAAATATATAGATTTTCACATTATTTTTGACTATTATTTTACAAATAAATTTTTATTACCTGATGTCATTTATTTAACGAATAAAAAATTATTGGATAACGATGAAACAATGAAACAAGTATTAAAAAACAACACGGAAAATCTGAAATTTTACGAAAACACTCAATTAATTTTATCTGATGATTGTATAATGAAACCAATTTATGGTGTTTATTTCATTTGTTGTATCAATAATTATTTGGATGTAGTAAAAGAGCAGTTATCTTGTTTAAAGAAAGGTTTATTATCAAACACACACAAATTGATAATATTTGTAACAAATTATAATGAAAACGAATGTGTGGAATTGGACAAATTATTACATGACAATGAAAAATTTATACTAATTAAATCACCCCATAACTTGTATGAAAAATTTGCTATAAACAATTACAAAAAATACATAAAGCACAATGAATATTATTTATATTATTTCCATACAAAAGGATTGAAACATAAAGATGATCCTCTTATTCATATTTTTTCGTCTAGACGACAAATATTAAATTATTATACACTTGAAATGTACAAACTGAATATAGAATTATTAGACAAATATGATGCGATTGGATGTAGTTTAAGTTTGTATCCAAAAAAACATTTTTCTGGAAATTTTTGGTGGAGTAAATCCAAACATTTAGAAACATTAGAAAATGTGAATGATAATTATTTATCACCCGAAATGTATGTATTGAGCATTGATAATTGTAAATATGTATCTTTAGCAAACGACACGAATGACATATTAATTGAAAATTATGTGTTTCGTCATGCTGAAATAATAAAAAAAAATATAACTAGCGATTTTATTGTCGTAGAAGCACATAGATCCCTTATTTCCATGTGTTAGACCTTTTCTCATTTAATGGCTATATTTCAATAGCGAATCAATGTAATTTTTGTCATATACTCCAATTTGAGTCGTTCTATCCCATACGCTATAATTTATTATAACACGGTCATCTTCAACAACGATACTCAAGCAATATTCGATTGGTTCACCTACAAATTTAAAAGGAGCACTGTATCTTAACAAATCCATGTTCGCATCAAAAACGGAAATAACATGGTAATAATGTCTAGGACTTTCATATGATACTATGTGTTGAATAAACCATATTTCAGTTTCACTACTCTGTTTAGTATTCGTATATTTAAACCCGCAAGTAGAACCGCGAATATTATCGAAATATTTGATCATTGGTTTTTCTTCTAAAAACTCCAAGGTGTTTGTCATTGGATCTATTTTACATATTTGTAAAGGAAACCATTTATATATGATGTGTGTTGAATTTTTATAATCAACGTATACCCAATTTTTTTCGCACTGAGTATCATACTTCTTTTGACATAACTCAATAACATTTAATTCGGGTTTGTCGACGTCATAATCTCCACTTACAATTCCCAGATAATTATTTTTATGTAATCCGGTTCCAATATATTTCAATTGATTTGTTTCTACATCTTGAAATATTTTGATATCTTCGACACCAACATACAATCGATTGTCATAGACAATATCAAACATTTTTGATTTGATAATATTGAAATCATCATCTAACTCGACATACTTATTTCCTGTAATAATATTTTTTTCACAATTTGTATAACTACCATTTTCAGTAATATGATAATTTACATATCGAATATTCATAGCGTATTTAGCATTGTTTTGAGAAAACAAACACAAACAACTCGAAGAAGAACATAAATTGATATTTTCATTATCAATATTAATATTAATTGTATTATCAAAATTAATTATTTTCATAGGTGTTAAAACATGTTTATACCATTTCATATTTGATAATAGATTATAATTAATACCATGATCATTTGATTTGTTCAAAATTGTAACAATCTCGTTATTTATATCTTTAACACCAAGATAGGCCGCAATAATAGTGAATTCATAATCCATTTTAAATGTATAAATATCATTATGTAAAAATAAATAATTATCGCGATCTACCTTTTTTTCCAGGATTTCTTTGGCTGATTTATAAAAAAAATAGGCTAATTTATGTTTTGATATATTCCTATAATGAGAAACTAATTCATATAAACTTTCAATACGATCAGGTAAATAATCATAACACAAAAGCCAATAACTAATAGCATCATTTATTTTACCCATATGCTTATAGCAGCTCGCAATTTTATAACAACTATACCATACCTCTTGTATCCAACCACCCAATTGAACTCTTTTTTCGTAAAATTCTATTGCTTTATTGAAATTACCCGAATCATGGTATGTATTTGCTAAGTAAAAATGATATCTATCGTTGTTCGGATCTTTTTCGATGGCTTCAGTCAATAATCGAATGTCTCTTTCAAATTTATCATGTTTAGAACCACCGTCGCCTATGTCACTTATGAATAATTCATTTTTTTCCAAATTTCTATTTTTATTATTGCTAGGGGTGTTGATGTATTCATGTGTTACGCCAACATAGTGGAATAACCCATTGTTTTTCACAATTCTTACATTTTGATAGTAAAAATCATCACTGCCTTGTAAAATTGTCAACGAATCATAATCAACTAATTTTGTTTTATCAAAATGTTTAACTTGTAATATCATATCAGCGTCAAGAAAAATAATATAATCTGACATTCCAATACATGATTGTAAAGCATAATTTCTATTATACGCAAAATTTTGAAAAGGTTCCATGACAACCTTACCTGGTATATTTTTGCTATTAAAAAAAGATTCGATTTTTTCGATTGTATCGTCAGTTGACCCTGTATCACAAATACAATAGCAATCTATAATCGATAAAACGGATTCCAATAAACGTAGTATGATTTTACTTTCATTTTTAACAATCATATTCAAACATAATGTAGGTGTTTTATTGACTGTATTACAAATTTCTGATATCTTAAACTCCATTTTATTATTTTAGTACATTTTTTTAAGTTGTAATAAAAAATATTTTTTTATATAAAATATAGTATTATAGTAATATTATGGCCAATACTAGATTTTATTATGATCCTTGTAGAACAAAAAAACAGTTACAACAATCAACTGGACCCGGAAGATATATGTTAAATGTGCCAGGTAATGGATCGAATCCATGTTATATTGAAGATCCACAAATTATTATTCAAAAATGGGGTGCAAATTTAAGAACAAACACAATCAATTTAGAAAGTGATTTGATGGGTGTAAATAGACAATTGAGTAAAGATTGTTTAGGAAAAGATAATTATAAAAATTATAACGTCGAAAACAAACCTATTCAATACCCAACATGTAATAATTTATATACAGAACAATCACGTGCTACAAATCCTGCGTGGTGGTATCGCGATCTAGAACAAGTTGACTGGTATTATCCTCCATTAAATCCACAAGAAAATACGTGTTTTCCATTTGAATCAAATCTAAGCACCAGGATTTTAGAAAAAGATTACTTTACTCCAAAGAGAGAGTGTGTTTTGAATGAATCAAATAATTTATTGCCAACTAGCTTTAATTTGATAAAAGGTGGATTTCCAGGTGGTTCAAATACATGTGCTCAAACAAATTCTTGTGAATTTATCAATGTAAATAAAAGTTAAAAATAAAGTAATTTAAATAAAATATAATACTTTATCTTTATATATATAAATATGGAAGTAGCCATACCTTTATTAGCATTAGGAGGAATTTATGTCATTTCTAATCAGAATAAAAATAAAAAAAATATGAATTCACGAAAGGAGCAACGCCACCAAGAATTACAATCCAATCAACAGCAACACCCTCAACAACCAGAAAATTTCACAAATATGGGTAGATACGTGAATTATTTACCGAATACTGATAATATTGCGCAAAATTATCCAGTGGAAAATTTAAATGAAGTGTCTGATACAGTAAATAATTATCCGAATCCAAACACTGCTACCGACAAATATTTTGATCAAAATTTATATGAAAAAAATGAAAGAAAAGGAGTAGCCGTTGGTCGCGACCCACAAGAAATTTATTCATTAACCGGTAATTATTTAGATAGTGATCAATTCAAACACAATAATATGGTTCCTTTTGTTGGAGGTAAAATGAGAGGTTATACATACGATACAAAATTTGCGGAAGTAATTTTAGATAATATGGTAGGCAATAGTTCTCAAACCATTAAAAAAATAGAACAAGCCCCTTTATTCAAACCAGAAGCTAATATGAATTGGGCATATGGCGCACCTAACAACAGTGATTTTTATCAATCCCGTGTTTATCCTGGAATGAAGAACAACAACATAAAACCATTTGATTCTGTATATGTTGGGCCAGGATTGGATCAAGGATATGGTGTAAATGGTAGTAATGGGTTTAATTCAGGTATGGAAGCTAGAGACAAATGGTTGCCATACACGGTTGATCAAATGCGTGTAGCAACAAATCCTAAATTAGAATATGAATTGATTAATCACGAAGGTCCAGCTGAATCAGTGATAAAAAATGTTGGTATAATCGGTCGTGTAGAGAAACAAAAACCGGATGGTTATTTTATTAATACACAAGATCGTTGGTTGACAACTACTGGCGCTGAAAAGGGCGAACGATTACGTCCAATAGAAGAGATGGGTGTTCTCAGAAGAAACGATATTGAAACCGATTACGTCGGACCAGCCGGAGCTGTTGATCGCCAAGCAACTACTGCTCCTATGAATTTTGAACCAAGTAAACGACACAATTTACCTACTTGTGATGTGAATCATTCAGTCGCAGTGGGTCGCGCACCAAGTAGTGGAGGAGACGTAAGAATTGCTAGTTTTTCAAATCCTAATAATCATCGAACAACAGTAAAACAACCAGAAACGATGCGTAGTGGTTTTAGTCGAACAGTTGGCGCAGTCATTGCTCCATTGATGGATGTTTTGAGACCATCTAGAAAGGAAGAGGTTATGAATAATGTTCGCATATATGGTGATGTTGGAACAAATGTTCCAAGTGGATACGTTGTTAATCCATATGATACGACTCCTACAACTGTAAAAGAAACAACTTTGTACTCACCTCAATTTAATATTAATAATCAAAAAGAAAGTATGTATGTTAATAATTATACACCTATGGATTTGACACAAAGAGATACGACTAGTTGTAATTATATCGGAACATCTGGTGGACAAGCCACACAATATGGAGACATGAGTTATACCGCCGCTTATAATCAACACAACAATGACATTAAATCATCGACGATTGATAACCATCCTAATCCTGGTGGAATGCAAATATTCAATCAGGAAATGAATGTAACTACCACGAAAAGTGATTCAGATCGGTTAGATGGTAGAGTAAATCCAGCATATTCTTATTTATCTCAATTACCACCATCTGTAAACACATATGGCGCAATACGTGCGCCTCAATATTACAATGAATGCGCCGGATGCGATAGAATACAGCCTGAAATTTTAGACGCTTTCCGCGCAAACCCATATACATTTTCTTTAACGGATTCTGCTTAAAATAATATTACCACTATATAAATACATTATCTCGTATTTATATAATGAATGAATTATTAGGTTTATTTTTGTATACATTATTTTATTACCAGTTAAATAACTTGTTAAAACCATTTGTATATAATAAGTTTCATGTATTTAAAGAGGAAGAACCAATTATATTTTATCCAATCGTATATTCTATAAATATTTTTATATTATATATTTTTGTAATATTAAATGCTAATTTAATATTTTTTTCCAAAATTAAAAAGGGTTCTTTATACACACTTTCACTTATTTATTTAAAATATGTTTTAGATAATGTCATGGAAAGCAATACTATTGGTATATATCAATATGAATTTAGAAGAACAGTTATGTGGTTATTTACTACACCATTAATTCTACAATTATACTGCGATATGAATAAATTAACGCTGTCAGACGTGAATGTTGAATATCATATTGCTAGTAATTTCATACACATATTATTGTTTCCTTTTCGCAATACATTTTATAATACTTATATTATAATATTATTGTCCTTATTCGAATGTTTTTTTATTTATAAATTATTAAATTTTAAACACCAACGATATACAACATTCATTGTTTTTATTTGGTGTTTGTTCTCGTTTATTAGTATTATTGAATTAACCAATATTTTCAATGTATTTGATATACAAATATGTTATTTAATAAGTGATATGGTTGCAAAATTAACAACTATATTAATTGTAAATGATTATGAGGAACAAACATATTATATTAAATCCAATGTAGATTTACAAACAATAAATTTAATAACTGCTTTAAAAAAATCGATACAACATTTTGAGAAGTCGACAAATCTTACGTCAAAATGTAAAATGGTTATGAATATAATTGAAAATAGACTAACCTCTTTCATTCCTACAGATAAAACAACATTAAAATTAGAATTGTTGAAAAAAATATTACCATTGGAATTAGAAGATAGGTATTTAACTCAAACAAAAGAATATAAACCGTATGATTTTATTTGTGTATTATTTACAGACATCGTATCTTATACAGAATTGGCGAAAAGGTATCAGGCTGATGTAGTATATAATTTATTGAATAATATATACACTCGGTTTGATGATATTATTAATAAATACGAAAACCTACAGAAAATAGAGACGATTGGTGACGCATATATGGTTGTAAGTGATATATACACAAATGATCAAACCAATAATATTAAAAATATGATATTATTTGCTTTTGATATTTTGAAAGAAATCAAACATATTCCTACTCCTGATAATGTACCATTAAAATTACGTATAGGAATCAACTTGGGAAAAGTTGTTGTTGGTATATTAGGTGTTGAAATTCCGCGATTATGTGTAATAGGTAATACAGTAAACGTGGCAAATAGGTTACAAACATCAACAGATCCTGATACAATACAAATAAGCACACATGTTTATGAAATCGCAAAAGAAAAATTTCATGATATTCATTTTGAGGAAAAGAAAAATGTATTTTTAAAGAATTTGGGCTCGCGAACCACATACGTTATATCACTATCAAGTCAACAATTATCCAACACGGTCAAAATAAAAAGTGATGATTTACAGTAATAAATTAGGTGAAATTTTATTAATTCATTTTACCATCATGTCTTCTAATGTTGAAAACATGGTATTGTAAAGATGTATAATATCTATTTTTTCTAGTTCTGTTAATTTATCTAATTGTGACAGTTGATTAGGTGTTAATGGCTTAAAATTTTGTATATCATCTTTTATAATAGATAAATTGGTAATTTCAATATTTTTTCTTATTTCATTAAAATACTTTTCATTCAACTCTTGCGTCAATCTTAACGTATCATTTCTCTTTGGTTTTTGATTGTATTTGTCATCTTTATTGTAATCTTTGTTGTCATCTTTATTGTAATCTTTGTAATCAAAATGATTCATATATATTTATTGTAATAAAATATATTATTATAATAATTTTAAATTTTTTTATTATTTATTTTACTGTTTAGGTTTCAAATATCACATTTTCACCCAAAAATGTTTTCATGGAATTAAATAATAACATTTCTTCTTTTCTGTCAAAACCTTGGCAATTTAGGAATGATATTAAATATTTATATTTCCATCGTAATTGTTTTATTTTGTTGTTTTCACCAATAACTTCATGACTATTTTTAATTTTAATTTGAAAACCATCTTCACATCTATCTAATCTTTCTAATGGTTCATCATGATCATCTTTATTTTTATTATAATTGTCAATAATTTTATATATAGTTTCAATTTCAATCGAATATACTAATACTCGAATTGGCATTTTTATATGGTATTTGTATGATATTGTATAAAATACTATTTTTATTTCATTTTTTTATTCACTTCCAAAATAAGCACCTTTACCCATTTTGAAATCACTTAAACGTGTAATGATATCATTCTTTTTCTGTAAAATTTCTTTGATTAAATCCTTAATCGAAATCATGCCAACAAATTCATCATTTTTATCATCAACTACCAATAAATGACGTATGTCCTTAAACATCATTTTATTCATACATGTTTCAAGAGTATCGTCTGTTTTAGCAATAATAATTGGACCATATGTACAAATTTCCTTGACTTTAACATCAGCGCTGTTTTTATCAAAAGATGCTACCTTTGATATAAAATCACGCTCAGAACAAACACCGACAACCTTATTATCTCTATCAGTAACAGCAAGACAACCAATTTTAAAAGCTGTGAATCGATTCACTGCTTCTTTAACTGTAGCATCTTCATTGATTTTAAAATCAACTTTATGGTAGCAAGACTTTTCGAAAACATTGGAAGCAAGTATTTTACTATTTGTTTTGATTAAATTATTAGCAGTGGAAAAACTTCGTCTTAGCATATATTTATGATCTTAAATAACAAGATGTTTTTAAGTTAATTTTATAATTTATTTATTCTACTACTATCATATTTTTTTCCCCTTTTAAGTAAAATTGACTACACGCTTCAAGTAATAACCCATTTGCATAAACACCATAATTTTTATAGTAATCACCTTCTAAAGCAAAATGATAAATAATATGGTTACCTTTATTTTCATAAACCTTAGATTTTTCATCTATATAAGCAAGTAAACGATATTTATTGTCTATCATTTGTTCGTCTTCAATAATTATATTATTGATTTGAGTTTTTAATGTTTCATCTAAATTATCTACTAGAATAGAGTGACCACCGGTAAGTATTAATTCTTCTAATAATTCTGGATATTCTTCTGATGTATATATATATAGTTGATCTTTAATACGTTCTTCTGAAGCAATATGATACATTTCTATTTTACAAATAATATCAATTGGTTTTAATCCATCTGATAAAGTTTGGACTAAATCACCTTTTTTTAAATTTTGAATTAAAACATACCCTTTATCAGTAAGAATTTTAGTATCTTCTTTAAAACATAATTGGGTACCAATTGTTTCTCGTATAGTAACAGGTGGAGGACCATTAGCTACACCAATAAATTTATTACTAGTAGCATAACAAACAGACCTCCAGTCTGTGGTAAGGGTTGGGTCATTTGTTGTAGAAACCCAACTTATACCATCTAAACTAGATAAAGATGTACTTGGACTCGGTGAAGTAGGATTTGCTCTTCCAAAAGCTAGAAATATTTCATTTCCTGTTAAACCTCCATAACAAATTGAACGCCAGCCATTAGAGTTATTACTAATATCAACATAATTCCAGTTGGTCAAAGTATTCTGATTTGCATACATTACATAAGAAGGAGATGGCAGTGCTGGTGGCGGGCCTAATATTTGAGACCGAGTAATAGCAACGAATTTATTACCTCCATAGCATATTGAAATCCATGTACTACTATAGGTGGTATTATTATTTTGTAGTGTCCACGTATTTCCATGATCATTACTGTACGCTATATTACTTTGATTATCAATAGCAACAAAATATCCATTACCATAACAAACTGATTGCCATGATTTATTATTAGGAATTGAAGTACCAAAAATCGTCCAAATGATACCATCACTACTATACATCGAATAATTAAGCGCACTAGTACTTCCTGAAACAGCAACAAAATATCCATTACCAAAACATACTGATTGCCATTGTGCTCCGGAAATATCATTGTAACTAGGAGAAATAGTCCATGTATTACCATTGTCAGTACTATACATTGCGGAATATACTGCTCCAGGAGCAGGACCTCCTGAAACAGCAACAAAATATCCATTACCATAACAAACTGATTGCCATGTTCCACTTGCCGGAAGAGTCGTCGAATTTGTCCAAGTAACACCTTGGTTGGAACTGTACATTGCTTTATTATCTTCAGAAACAGCCACCGCATAACCGTTACCGTAACAAACAGATGTCCAAGTTCCTTGAGTGACAGGTTCAGAAGTAGGATTTGCCCAAGTTAAATCAGTATAAACCATACTTTTATATAAATATACATAGAATAAAATTTTTTTGATAAATAATAAGTTATAATAATATATTAAAATTATAACATATTAATATCAATACAACAATACCTTTTAATTGGATGTCATTATTAAATATTCATGAAAAAATAAAAGAAAAATTAGCGTATTTTCATTCCAAACATAAAATTCCGAATATAATATTCCATGGTCCAACCGGTACAGGTAAACGAACCATAGTTGATGAGTTCATTCATAAAATTTACGATAATAATAGAGAAATAATTAAAAATTATGTTATAAATGTAAATTGTGCGCATGGTAAAGGTATTAAATTTATACGCGACGAATTAAAATTTTTCGCAAAAACAAATATAAATTCTAATGGTGGCGATACATTTAAAAGTATTATATTATTGAATGCTGACAAGTTGACTATTGATGCTCAATCAGCATTACGTCGATGTATCGAATTATTTAGTCATAACACACGTTTTTTTATTATTGTCGAAGATAAATATAATTTATTAAAACCAATTTTATCAAGATTTTGTGAAATATATGTTCCTGAGCCAGAATATGAAGGTTCTATAATAAATTTACACAAATATAATTTAAATGAAACATTTAAAATGAAAGATTACAAAACGCAACGGTTTGAAAAATTAAAGAGAGAAATTCAGAAAACCATTAAAAAGGGTGATATTCAACTAAATAGTTTAACGCAATTTTGTGTGAAATTGTATGAAAAAGGATATAGTGGTTTAGATATAATAGAACTTTTAGAAAAACATAGATTTATAGAAAATATTATTACCAGCGAAAAAAAATATGAGCTGTTAATGACATACAATAAAGTCAGGAAAGAATTACGGAATGAAAAATTATTTATGTTATTTATTTTAAATTTTGTGTTTTTAAGTTCAAACCTATCTCTAGAAAATATTAGTTTTATGTAAATGGATGATTTTAATATTTCAACGCTTCATGAAAGTAGAAATGAATGGAGTGCACGGTTAATTTCTATTTTAACACCATTGATAATTGATGGTTATAAATCAATATTAAATGAAGCAATTTCTTTGTGCAAAGAAAACAATGAAATGAGCAAATATTTAATGACATTTCAAAACTTGATTTCTAGAGTTCCTAAATGGAATCAGATTATAATAGAAAATGAGAGAAAACGAATATGTGAAAAATCAGGCTGTGGTTATTTAGAAGATTTAGTAACATGTGTTCATATTATTCAGTTAAAGATATTAACTGTTATGAGGGTTGGACAAAAACAGAAAAAAATAGATATCAACATTCCTAAATTAGATGATTTTATTCATAATGTTTATATTCACGTAGCAAGGAAAATATATAAAAATGTTTATTTATTTGAATTGAATTTAGCCCCATTACAGATACAAAAATACAATAGAGAGTTGGAAATAATTGTACAAGAATGTATTATGAATACTTTGAGAGAAAGCGTTCCTGTCGAATCTATTTTACGAGCATATATGGATGAGACTGTAGAAGAAGATGTTGTTGAAGAAATAAAAGAGGAAATTAAAGAAGAGGTTTTAAAATTGGATTCGCAAAAAGAAATTGTCGAGGATAAAAACGTAAAAATATCATTTAATGATGTTGATTCGGTAAAAGATCAGTTTAACAAAGAACAGCAAATTGTTGCGCCAAAAACAATAGATCGTTTAGAGCAAATAAGTGAGCAAAGAGCAATTCAACGAAAATTAGAGACAGATGATTCGAGTGATGAAAATCAACCTGATAAAATACAAATTTTCAATGAAACAGTTGAATTGGATAATTTAGATATTCATGTTATTAATGAACCTGAAATTGAAACTTTGCCCGATCTGATCATAGATGACATTGAATTGCTTGAATAAAGTAGCGTGACACAAAACAAACAAACAAACAAATGCGTAAAATGAAAAATAAGAATCTGCTTTAGTATTTTATGGATAATATCTTCTTTAGTGCCACTGTTATTTCAATTATATTTTTACTTTTCAAATTTATTGAAATGAGATTCGTTGAAAAAGAAAACAAGCCGTTGAAATTCTTGATAAGAGATACTATTGTTGTATTTTTTAGTATTGTTTCAGGAGGTTTTATTCTAGATCAAATAAAACCTATTATGAATAGTAATAATGGTTTACCAACAAACACACCTATTTTTATCGATAATCCCGAATTTTAGAAATTATTTATAATAATTATAATATTTACATGACACTCATTGTAAATATTATCAAAGAAAATATGGTAAAATTGCCATATGATATAATTGTGAATCATATTATACCTTACACGTACGAAATACAGCCAATCCACGTGCGTTTGGATATCATTTCATTTACAAGAGATATTGAATTTGTAAAAAATATTTATGGATTTCACTATAACTATCTTATTTTGCTGAATGATCTAATTTTATTTCATAACGATTCAAATAAAACAAAAGAATTCAATCCTAAAAGAAGTTTAGAAAGTAAAATTATTTTTATATGGTCGAGAATGACTCCTCAAAAACGAAAACACTTTATATGTGTAAATTTATCGACCACTCCAAATTTTTATCACAGCCTCCGGTAATTTTTTATTAACAAGAAGATCTCGTTTATAATCTTCAAATGTATATGAAAAGTTATTTTTATAACTATGTATTGAACCTAAAAGGGATTTTACTTTTCTAGTAAAAGGCGATTCTAATGAAAATATCAAACCAAAAATTCTTTCTAAGCACATTCTGTCTGGACGACTATGTACTTTGTTAATTAAGCTATTTAAATTGTATTTATTAAATATATAAACTAAAAAAGAGTGGCTAATAAAGCTCTGTACCCCAAAGCATCCATGCCATTTTTGGCTTGTATTAAACAAAATATCATTTAATAATAATTTATTTCGTAATAATTCATTATATCTTAATTCAGAAATAATACGCAATGAGTTTTCTACATTTTCTTTATCCGGCTCAAAATGCCAAAAGGGTATTGCTTGAATAGAAACGAATTTTTCAAATGTTATTCTTTTATGAAAAAAAACGCTATCGTGTATGATAACAGCATTGTCAAACCATCTGTTTTTGTGAAAGTAATAATACCCCAATAATTCACCTCTCTTTTTAAATTCAGATTGAATTATTTCGACATTTTTATAATCATAATCCGCTTTTACGAATTTATAGTCACTATTATCGTCGATTACAACAATTTTACGATATGGATAAAACCGTCTTATACATCTTATACATTGATTCCAATATTGATTTGTAACTTCTGAGTTTACATGTCTTGTAATAATAAATCCATAACTTTTACTCATTACTATAATATACAAAAAAAAAATCTAAAATATCCTTATTATTTATTGTAAAATAAGCATTTTATCAATATTAATTTCAATAGTAGTAGTAACATTCTTTTCTAAAATAGTGTTTTTTTCCACTAAAAATTGTTTAAATTCGGGTCGGTTTAATTGATTTTGTGGAGTATGATTATGAACATGCCTAGCAATCATTTTGTATAATTTGAAGTCGGGGTATCTCTCATCTCCATTGTTTTTATATAATAAATTGACACCTTTATCATCTAAGCACCACTCAACTATTAGTTTTTTAATGGGATCATCAATTTTTGAAATATCTTTAATTTCTTCTAAATCTTCAACTACATAATCAAAAATAGCACACGCTAATCTGGATAGATCAAAACTATAATTAGGTTCTAATCTAGGTTTTAATTCATTAAAATAAGGTTCGATATTATATTGACTTGCCGCATCATTACCATTTTTAAAACTATCACTACAAAATATTTTACCTTGGAATTTATAAATGCTTCTACCAAAATCAATAATTTTAAATATCTTTCCAAATGTTGGTACTTTATAAATTTTATTATTGTAATGATAAATTATGTATTTGTGTTTAGTTTCATTATACATGACATTATTAGTATGTAGATCATTATGTGTAAATGAAAAAACTTTTTGATATGTTAATAAAATCATAATTATTTGCATAAGCATAGAAAACCATTCATCATTGGATAAAGTATTATTCATGATTAAATCATCCATAGTATTTTCGCAATTTTCCATACAGATAACTTGTACTGGAAATTTTTTAATAGTTGCGAATATTTCTTCTTCGGAGATAGTTGAATCAATATCTTCCCAACAATCATCCTCATTTTCTATTTTATTGGCGTTTTCGTTCTCATATTCTTCATCCGAATTACAATTACTACATTTTTCATCATCTATATTAAAATCTTCGACTTCACCATCTATTGTATAAGATGTTCTCGATGAACAAGTTGATGTTGATTTTATTGTTGTAATTTTATCACTTGGTAATCCATGAATATCAAATGAAATTTCATTTATATCATCTAAATGGTGGATGTTGACATTAGTATCGACCTCGACATTAATACGTGAATCATCATTAGTAAAAATATTTTCGAATAAATCATTATCTAATTCATGGTTTAAATTTTTGAAGGATAAAGTTAAATTCGATTTTTCACTCGAATTGTAATGAATTTTAATCGGTTTTAATTTTTGTACTTCTTTATCATCTCTTATCAAGTGTTCATAATTATCGATTTTAAAGAGTATATTTTTTTGTTTATTGAAAAAATCAGAGTTATTCAAATATTCTAAATCGTCAAAAATATTTAATTTGAAATCATTTTTTATAGAAAGAAATGAACCATAATAATCAATTCCATGAAAAAAATTATAATTTTCATTCAATTTTGAAGTTAAAAAAATAAAAAATCCATCTACGTAAGCTGAATTATTTACGTCTAAAAATTTGGAGTAACAATTTGTTTCATTTGAATTTACACTGGGTAATTGATATATTTTATTATCTAAAATATTGTATTTTCCAATTAGATATTTATATGGATCCAATAATGGTGCTAATTTAATAAACACTTGTTTATCTTTTACTTGTTCTGTTTTGATATTTTTAATGCTACATGTAAATAAATTCACATTATCATATGTTTTGTTTTTTATCCTATGTATGTAAAAGTTATGATTTAGATTGATATGATTGTAATTGGTTTCGTTCAATGAAAAGAATCGATTATATATTGGAATATAATTTTGACAAGAAGAGAGAGAAAGAATATTTTTCTTCTCTAAACATTTAAAAAGTTCACCGTTTTTTCTTTTTTGATAATGAATATCAATTTGAGACATTTGAGACATTATTAGGTAAATAATATATAAATAATATGCTAATTTAACTAATTTTTGCGTGAAAATAAAAAATAAACTTTCTAAATAATGTAATAATTATGTCTTTAGAATTAAAAAAGTTCGATATGAAAAGTATTAGTTTTAAAGCAAATGAATCCAAAGGTCCAGTTATTGTTTTAATAGGTAAGCGTGATACAGGTAAAAGTTTTCTAGTTAGAGATTTATTATATTATCATCAAGATATTCCAGTCGGAAGTGTTATTTCTGGAACTGAAGAAGGGAATGGATTTTACGGTAAAATGGTACCAAGACTATTTATACATAATGAATATAATACTGTTATTATTGAAAATATTTTAAAAAGGCAAAGGACGATTTTAAAACAAATTAAAAAAGAAATGGAGACGTATAAAAGAACAACTATTGACCCAAGAGCGTTTGTAATTTTAGATGATTGTTTGTATGATAATACATGGGCGCGTGATAAAATGATGCGGCTTCTTTTTATGAATGGTCGTCATTGGAAGATAATGTTGGTCATTACTATGCAATATCCGTTGGGTATTCCTCCAACTCTTCGTACAAATATAGATTACGTGTTTATTTTGAGAGAAAACTATATTGCGAATCGTAAACGTATATATGATAATTATGCTGGCATGTTTCCTACTTTTGAATCATTTTGTCAAGTTATGGATCAATGTACTGAGAATTATGAATGTTTAGTAATTAACAACAATGTAAAATCAAATAAATTACAGGATCAAGTATTTTGGTACAAAGCAGACAATCATAACGATTTTAGGCTAGGCTCAAAAGAATTTTGGGATTTATCGAAAAATTATAATCCAGATGAAGAGGATGAAGAGAAATATGATCCAACTGCTAATAAAAAAAGAGGAAGTGGACAAGTAATTAATGTTAAAAAAACGAAATGGTAAATGTGTTTACACACCATAATCAACATATTGCGAAGCAAGATCACTATATCCTGATTTTTGTTTACCAATTCGATTCGCAAAACAAAACCATGAATCATTTTTCTGTAGTTGTTTCCAATACATATCAATAGCATAATGCCAATGCTGACGCGTTTCTGCTAATCTTTCATGCCCTTCTTTAAAATTGGATAATAAAACATCGTAATATTTTTCATTTACTAAATAACCAGAAGTGGTCTGAGCATCGTTTACCTTGTATAAGAAACTCACATTTGTTTCAGAATGATCAAATAAATTATATGAAAATAGACAAACATCGTAATTTGTCTTTGTAGTGTGAAAATGAGAAAAAAACAATTCCATTTGGTGTTCAAACTCTTCTTTACTGACTACAAAAGTAAAGTCATCTTCAAGAATAAGAACATTTTTGTAGCCTCTTTCTTTCGCAAGTGTTATCGCATTGTAATGAGAATATGAACATCCCAAACACCCAAAATTGGGTAATTCTACAGCAGGAAATCGTTCAAAATTCAAATTATACTCGGTCAATTCTTTTTCGATACTTTCTCTCCGATCGCTTCGTTTATTTAAATTTATATAGAATGTTTTATCGATATTATGTGACATTTGGTTTTATAAATTATATAAAAATATTTTTATATTATTTTACTTTATTTTTTGTTTGTTTGTTTTCTATATTTTGATTTTGTCTTTGTTTTATTTTTTGAAGCACGTGTTTTCACCCGTTTTCTACGAGTGGATTTACCACCATTATGACTTTGACGCACATTTCTTCCATACATTATTTCATCATAAATGTCATCGTTTGGATTTATTGGAATAGCTAGAGGATATGTAAAAGGTGTTGCTACTATCCTACTACTGGTTACACTGCGTGTATTAATTATATCAGGATTTCCTTTCAAAATAGAGCGAGTTGCCTGAGCTTCTTTTATAGGAAGACAAATGTTATTAAAATCTATTTCATCTCCGTACAATCCTTGTAGTATATTTTTAAGTTCTTGATTATCACAAATATTATCAATAATTTTATGTAGTAATTGACTTGCTGGATTATAATCTAAATAATATGTAATAATTTTCACCAATATCGGTATTCCTATTTGTAAACTGGTTAATTTTTTATTTGCTATAAATTGTATCGCTGTAAATTTTTCATCAACTTTGTCATTATTCAATTCTGGCAATGAATCAGGATATTTTAATAATTCTGAAGCCACATCAAACATATTATTTTCTATACACATCATTAATGCTGTTCTTTTTCTTATATTTATTGATCCTAAATCAAATTTAAAGTGTGGATAAAAATTTGTTATAATAATTAAAGCAGCGTTTTTTAATTCAAATTTACAGCAAGACATAAAAATATTATTTAGTTCTTGATTTCTAATTTGAAAAATATTCTCGCCTTTTTTATTTGTATATTCAGCAAAGTTGTCTATTAAAGCTAAAACATCATTTTCTTTATTACGAGCAATCAATTTAAAAATTTCAAGGGTAATTCGCGTTAATTCTATTGGTTCAAAATTTTGGTATGACATATAAAGATTTTGTTTTATATATATTACAAAGATGATAATTTATAATACAACCAATTTACTTCCAAGTGATTTAAAAAAATTACCATTATATGGTATATTTTTTTCTAATGCTTTTGTTAATGTTTTATCACTTATAGAAAGGATTTTTATACAATCATATTTACACGAGAATTCTTTTATAAGATTACCTTCTAAATCATATTGACCAATGCCATTTTTGTATAAAATAGGATTACCATAATTACTGTTAAAAATGTTTATTAATTCTTCATCACATTGGTCGTATAATTTATAATAATGTCCATTTGATAATGTATTTTTTTTAACATGATTATCTAATGAATATGGAAATTCGTAACCATTCAATTTCGCAGCAGTTTTTCTATCCAAATAAACGTTTAAGATTTCATTCTTTTCTACATTCAATTTGGCGATATATCCTAAATTTTGGATTTTTGTTTGTTTTGTAGGTTCAATATGTGATATGATATTCGGGTCTAGGTTTCTCTCTACAAAAAGCCATCTAAATCCATGATAAATAGTATTCTCTATAATGGCTTTATTGATACTGGACCTTTTAATTTGATTGTTTTCTTTCATTGCTTCACTGACAGTTTCATATACTCTGACAATTTCGAATGTCTCGGGATTGATTTTTTGTAGTCTTGGACCAAGCGTAACTAATGTTTCATTGAATCCGGTGGATGTTTTGATTTGAGATGAACTTATTTTTTCTGATAATTCTTTGTTAGATTTTTCTAGGTTATCTATTTTGTTGGATAAATTCTTAATTGTTTTGGTTAATTCTTCAAGTAATAAATTACTTTTATTATCAAATTGTATATTTTGGTTATTTTGGTTATTTTGTAATAATTTCATTTTCAAAACTTCATTTTCCTTTAATAATTCACCAATACTAAAGTTATAATTTTTAATATTACTTTCAATAATATGTAAAACCTTTTGATATGTTAAATTTTTACCAATTAAAAAAAGTTCGTTCTCCTTTTCGTGTCCAAATAAATTAGTAACTTTATTTAATCTAATATTTTCATGAGTATGTATGAAACTCTCAAAATCTTTACTTTTGTCAACTGAAAAACAATTTAAAAGGAAACATTCATCATATTTTCCTTTGTGTTCGTTATACCTATTATGTATTCCCTTTGTACTATGTCCAATTTTAATAACATATTCACCATTAGAGAAAGATTTTACTTTTATGATGTAAACTAATGGACCTGAATCAGCATATTCGTTTAATAAAATTGTCTCTCTTTGTTTTATTAATTTTTCTTCCATTTCCTTGTTTTTTGAATCTTCGATTTGTGATAATTGTTTTTTCAATTCTTCACCTTCTTCTTTTGTAATTTCAAACATGATATTTTCTAATTTAATGAAATATTCATGTATTTCATCTGCTTTTTTGGTTCCCGCTTTTAGACAAAATTTTTTAAAGGTGTCAATATTTAACATAAATGTTTCTTTATTGTGACCACCATGATTCTTGTCATCTTGCTTTACCTGTTGGTAAAGCAATAATTTATAATCTTTGTCAATTATAAATTGTTTCTCTAACATCTGTTTTGCTTTTATTTTTTGACTAAAACCTAACCATTTCCATACATTATCTAAATCAATGACAAAATCTTTTTTTGTATCATATTTTAAATAACAATAAAAACTAGACAAAAATAGTTGTTGTTCGTAATTATTGAAGGTATTTTGAACCTTTTTAATCAATTTTGACTGATAATTACCTGATAATTTGGTAATCGGATTACTTTCAATGAGATTTACAATGTCTACGCTCATTTTATATATGTAATTGTGTATTGTCTTTACATTGTTTTTTGATTTAATAATTAAAAAGTAATAATTTAGTTATTAAATAATTTCATAAAGTTTACAAATATAATATAATAATCTTGACACGATAAATCGTAACAAGTTCACTAATTGCTATACGCCAAACCTCCCATACCTGACATAATTCTTAGAACGTTATAATTAGTGGCATAAACTCTGACCTTGGCGGTCTTGGTACCTTCAACAGTTGCGTTGGAAAGGACTAATTGAAGAGTTGCGTTATCAATTCTGGAGAAGTTACATGTGCCACTTGGTTGGTGTTCTTCAGGGCGAAGAGCAAATGAGTAAACATTGATACCTTCATCAGGGTTTCTGGTGTGTGCTTGGTATGGTTGGACCCATGAGAAGTAGGATCCTTCACGCTCTGAGAAACGATCTTGGCCGTTAAGTTGTAACTTAGCAGTAACAACTGGGTTAAGACCCCAACAGTGCATATCTAGGGAAGTTTCTGTTAAAACGAAAGTTCCGGCGTCAGAAACTGTTGATCCGTGGTTGTGGTTACCACTATCATGTAAAAGAGCAGCAGCAACTTCGTTTGTTAAACCACTAGTACCACCAAGTATATCACTTGTTACGTTAGGACCATATGATACTGCTTTGCCACCAAAATTGACTTCATTGTAAGGATCGTGAGGACCATGCCAGTATCCAGTGAATCCAGGACTATGTTCTTCGTCTAATGCACCAGCATCATTGAATAGACCACGGACGTCAATGTAAGCACGACTATCAGCAGCAACTTGTGCTGGACCACCGAAAGCATGGATAGCATTTGGTAGAGCATCAATAGCATCAGTGTAGTTGAATGGTTGAGCACCTAGGACTTTGAAAAGAAGAGCATCACAAACTAAAGATGAACAGTAATCAACGTTTTGATCAGGTTGAACAACCCAGATTAATTCCTTAACAGGGTGGTTGAAGTTAAGTTTGATCTTGTTGGATGATGAACCGACTGATTCATCACCAGTGAATTGAAGCTGTGTGATAAGATATTCGTGTGGGTTTTGTGCCATTCTTCTACGTTCATCAGTATCAAGGAAGACGTAATCGACGTAAAGGGAAGCAGCAACTAAGGATTGATTGTAAGCAATGGTGGCTGGAACTGGTCTACCTGGAGTGAATTGACCAGAAGGACCACTGTATGGATCTGTGTTACATGAAAGGGTTGTAACAGCCCATAGACACTCATCAATAGGACGAATATCAAGGTTAATTTTGACTTCGTGGTATTGAAGGGCGATTAAAGGAAGTGCTAGACCTGGGTTGGTACAGAACCAGAATTGAAGAGGAACATATAATGTTGTTTCTGGAAGAGCGTTTCTTGGAGCACAAACTTGACGTGGTGCTAATGAATCACAAGGACCATCAACATCGGCGAATGAAGGATCAGTGATGAAGGTTAGTTGAGTGGTGTTACCAATCATTTTGAAATAACCTCTTTGTTGTTCAGCAGTCATTGTAAGTTGATTCCAGATGTGCATCCAGTCACCGTATTGACGGTCAATTCTTTGACCACCAATTTCGACTTCAACTTGAGCAATAAGTTGTTCACCAGGGAAATCTAACCAACGAGCATAGACACCTTGGCCTTGTCCAAGGACAAATGCACCAAGACCCATAAGTTGGTTGATTTCAGGTAATGTGACTTGAAGATATGTACGGTAAGCTAAATCACCGTTTCTACTGATGATACATTGAACACGACGTCCAAAATCAGCTTGACCATTGAATGTTTGTTCAATTGATTCAATAGCAAAGTTAGTGTAACGTCTGTATGTTACTTTCCAGAAAGTAATTTGAGGGTTGCCTGTAAGGTAAACATCTTGTGCGCCATAAGCGACTAGTTGCATTAATCCACCTCCCATTTTATACAATTGCTAAAGAAAAAAATTTTTTGAAATTTAATTTAATTTTTTAATTAATTTTTATTTTATTTTTTTCAAAAATTTATATTGTTTCACGAAAATTATTAAATATAACCAAAGCCTGTTATGATAAATGAATTGGTATAGGAAAGATTCATTTTATTATTTGTTCAACAATCGATTTAATAAGTGGCGGAGGTACAGCATTACCGATTTGAACAATTTGTTCCTTATTACTTCCACATAGTATAAAATCCGGTGGAAAACCTTGTATTTGTTTTAGTTCATGTGGTGTCATCATTCTCAAAAAACACCCAGATGGATTTTTTAAAGGAACAAACAGTCGCGGCTGATGATCATAACTACAAATAATTGTTTTTGATGGTTTACGAATATCTATTATTTCACAATGAATCGGACTATCTCTTTTTCCAAAAGAGAATAAACATTCATGTTGTTTATCATTATAAAAACGATTAGATTCATCCGCATTTATTTTGCTTATCAAATATGGATGACCATCGTTATTATCTTTATAAAATGTCAGATCAGACATATTTGTCAGGATACATTCTTCTGGAATATTATTAAACCACTCTGATGGTATTTTTACCGCACCATCCATTTTATATTGAATTATCGTTTTCAAGTTTTTTTTTGGAGACGATGATGGATGTGGAAAGCTAGGTATCCATCCATAACGATTTCCCTTTTTAATACCAAGAATAATCAAACGTTCACGTTTTTGAGGTACATTAAACTCTTCGGTTTTAAATACTTGATATTTAACATCATATCCGATTTTTTCAAATTCAGAAACAATCACATCAATGTATAGTTCTTTTTTTGACGTTTTTCTTTTAAGTAATCCTTTTACATTTTCTCCAATAATCATATCAGGTTGTGTTAATTTAGCAACTCTCAAAAATTCCAAGAATAGTGTGTTACGAGGGTCATCTTCCATCTTTTTACCAGCATTACTGAAACCTTGACAAGGAAAGCCGGCGAATAAAATATCTACAATTCCTTTGTATTTTTCAAAATAGGAATCGCAGATTTTTGAAATATCATTGATATTTCCATGACATATCAATTCAGAATCATTGAAATTTGCGTCATGTGTTTTACAAAATACTTGTTTAAATTCATTATAAGCAATTACCTTACAACCAGTTTGAGTGATTCCTAATGTATCACCACCCATACCTGAAAACAAACTAATCGCTTTATATTCAATTTTATTTTCATGTTTGTTTGACATTTTGTTTTAAATTGGTTTATATTGATATTTATATTATTTGTAAAATTCTAAATCAATTTTTATTTTATATCTATTCTAATATTCGTAATACACTGACCATAACCCCATCTTAATTTTGATTGAAATTCACTACCATCTTCACAAATAAATTTGAAGTTGATATCACAGTTTTCACTCGATTTTAATTGCTCAACTGTTTTAATTAATGGCATATTTATTTTTTTTGTCCAATGAACATAGAATGATTCTGGATTATTAATATCTCCGTGAATCTGAAGCCAATAATCTTTACAACTAAGCGCCTCATCTGCTATTTTTTGTACTTCTTCAATTAATATTTTTAAATCATTTTCATCAGCAACAAATTCTTTATTGAATTTTTTTCTACATTGTGACAAATACTGACTTCCATATCCTTTTTCTCTAAGTTCGCAAACAAAAGGACTAGAAGGTTTACCTTGTTTGAAAGCATCTTTTGCCCAAATATCATAAGTTGGTTTAGGCGCCACAATTTTTAAATACTGGATAATTTCATCGAGCATTATATTGTAAAAATAGCGCGCATATTTGTTTCCAATGGAGAACTTACTTCCCGTACCATTGTAAAATTGTACACCGTTAACCCATGGTTGTTTAGTAACGTCAATTGGTTTATGAAATTTGCTCCCTTTAAATTCTACTGTTTTTGTATATGAGTTATGATTATTTTCAAATTTAATTTGAAGATCGTGATGAGTGCTGCGATTCGCACCGGATTGAACTGTTGAATTAAATACCGGATCATTAGGAAAAGATAATGTAAAAGCGTCGCGAATTTTATTGCCTGAAGGAGTACAATTGTTGATATGTTCGTGTATCAAACCAATATTAATGGCTTCGTCTTTTGACTTTTTGTGAGAATCTTTCATGGTTAATAAGAATAAATAAATTAATGTAAAGAGAATATAAATTTATTTGAATCATTTTTTTTATATATTTCTATTATATTTGATTACTAATTAGTCGTTTATTATTTTACTCATATCTAAGTTGGTCTTCATAAATTTCAATAAATAGGCTTCTTCTAATATTTCTTTCTTATTTTCATGTTTTTTTGTAAAAATATAAGAACTATTTTTCTTTTTAATACACCAACCTTCGTCTAAAGCATTATAAATCAGATTCATTTTTTGAAATGTTATTGGATCTACTTTAATTTTTTTATTTTCTAAATAATCTTCAACATTAATTGTTAAATCCATTAGATATTCAATAGAAAAGTATTCATTATTTTTTCTTTATTATTTTATGAAATTAACAATTAAATAAAAAACAAGGTTTAAATTAAAACATATTACAATGCCATCCTTTAAACCAAAAACAAATAAAAAAATTTTTTATAATAAAAAAAATGCGGTAACACTTGATAATAAACACAAAGAATTTTTAAATGAATTTAACAAAGACGAGAGAGATAGAATACCAGAATTAGAAAATGAAAAACATGATTTAAAAGAAAAACTGAAAACCCTCGAATTGAATATTGAAACAAAATTGGAAATTACTGATCGAATAAAAGAAATTAATATTACAATGAAAGAATTGAAAAATAAAAAAAAGGAATATTTACTAGATAATTCTAAATATATTTTTGAATATTTTGAAAATAAAAAAGATATTTCAAATGGGGCTCAATCATCAAATAATAAAACAAAACTACTAAATTCATTTTTTAAAATTAAAGATGATGACGTGGAACAGAATATTCAACGAAACAAAAATAATAATATTGTAATGAAATATTTATCAAATATTGATGATATGTTTTTAGATATTAATTCGTTCGTATATCAAACTGATATTTGTCAATATTGTTACAAAGGAGAATTAGTTCCGTTGGAAGATGAAGGTATTCTTATGTGTAATATTTGCTCTAGGAATACACCTTATTTAATCGAAAATGAAAAACCTTCTTATAAAGAACCACCTAAAGAGGTATGTTTTTATGCTTACAAAAGAATCAATCATTTCAAAGAGATATTAGCGCAATTTCAGGGGAAGGAAACAACACAGATTCCTTTGGAGGTGATTGAAAATATTAAATTACAAATCAAGAAAGAGAGAATAGAGTTAAATCAAATTACAAATATAAAAACAAAAGAAATTTTGAAAAAACTGGGATACAATAAATATTATGAGCACATTCCTTTTATAAAAGATAAATTAGGTATTAAACCACCCGTTATGTCTAGCGATTTGGAAGAAACATTATGTAATTTATTTATTGAATTACAATCACCATATTCTAAATTTTGTCCAGATGATCGCGTAAATTTTTTGAATTACTATTATACCGCATATAAACTTTGTGAATTACTTGGTGAAGTGGAATATTTAGAACATTTTCCAATGTTGAAAGACAAAGAAAAACGAATTGAACAGGATACTATTTGGAAAAAAATATGTCAAGAGCTTGATTGGGAATTTATACCTACTATCTAATTTCACTCATCAACCTTTGAGAAAGGTTGAACCAAAACAACTTTATCAACCTTTGAGAAAGGTTGAACCAAAACAACTTTATCAACCTTTGAGAAAGGTTGAACCAAAACAACTTTATCAACCTTTGAGAAAGGTTGAACCAAAACAACTTTATCAACCTTTGAGAAAGGTTGAACCAAAACAACTTTATCAACCTTTGAGAAAGGT